TGGCCTCTTTGATTGCCTTCGCGATGGCCTCTCGCACTTGGCTCGCCCTCATACTCGACGCGCCCCGATAGCGGTCACCGGGCGATTCATCTCAGCCCCATCGGTGATGTTGTTGCTGTCGGTGTCGTCGTAGGGTCGCGACGCGATGACGTCGTCAATCTCGCGCTGCATGCGCTCTTCAACGTCACGGCGATATTGCGAGCGGTCGATGATTTGAGGCGGGACCATCTGCTCATCGAGAAGCTCAAGCTCAAGCGCCGCGCGGCCTGCGGCCTCGAAATCGTTGGGGTCGGCGAGCAGATGTTGGAATCTGCCGCTCGCGCGGATGCGCCGCCAGACGCGCTCTGAGGCCCTCGACGCGAGCGAACGGAAGTACCCATAGCCTCGGGTCCCGCAGACGTCAGGCCATGTCCTGGCGAGGTAGTCTCGCGCGTCTACAGGCGTGACCGCGTCGCGGTAGACAGTGCGCACGACATGCGCCAGCTGGGTCACCACGTCGACGGTGCCATCGGCATTCGTCACGGTCCACTCAACGCGATAGTTGACATCGCGCGTGGCCGTCGCCGTCGAGGTGATAGTGGTCGTCAGGCGTGCGCCGTAGAGCGTGTCGCCGACGCGGACCGTGTCCGATGGGACGCCACTTTCGAGGGTCCAGATATTGGCGTCATACTCGCTGAGCATGACGAGCGCCTCCTGGCCTCCGTCGTCCGAGGTGCGCCACCAATAGCGGCGTCCTGCCACGGGAGAGCCAGAGCCGGTCGCAGCGGTGAATTGCGCCTCGACGCTGGACGAAACAGCCGTCACGGTGCGAGCCAGAGAATCGACCGTGACGGCAGGCGCCAGAAGCTGAGAGCCGCCTGGCGTCAGAAATCGGCAGGTCGCCGAGGATGGCCTCTTCGGGCTGTAGAACTCGACGACGGTCGAGCGGTCTTCCAGGAGAAGCACATCCACGGCGGCCTCGCTATCTCAGGAGTCCGAGCCGATGATGCCGACGGGGTCAGGCTTGACCTGGGTCCCGATGGCAAAGTCGACCGTAATCTTCGTCCCGCGGTTGTCCACGTCGACGTCGATGGACTGCTCGGCGCCCGAGCGAATCCAGTAGACGAGCGGCGTGCGCGAGCGCGAGATGATGCCCCAGCGGGTGGAGTCGGTCAGCTTGGCCCAGATGACCGGCGTGACGTTGTACCCAGCCGCGGCGTTGGCCTGGTTCGAGCTGCCCGAGAGCGCCGAGCGGAAGACCTCGAAGACATCCTCACGGAGGCCCGAGTCGGCGGGCGAGCCGTACATCACGAGGTCATCGCCTGACCAATCCTCTTCCTGGCCGTGGTAGGACTTCCACAGCGAGGCGAGATTGATCGCCGCCATGAAGGCCGAGCGGTCGAAGGCCGAGGTGAGCTTGTTGTCACGCACGCCACCGTCGGCGAGCGGGTGCGAGTCGCTGATGAGAGCGACGCCGTCACCAGCGGTCGAGGTGCTGTCGTAGACGTCCTCGAGGCGATCAGCGCCGATGCTGCCGTAGGTGTTCGCCACAGCGACGCCGAGCTTGCGGACAGCGTTCTCGAGGAGGCCGGGGATGTCGCGCACGTCGTACTTGTTCAGGCGGACCTGAAGCGCGAACTTCGTGTAATTGAGCGAGGTATTGAAACGGTCGTTGACATCGGCAGTCGCCACGTCGTTCGAGCCGTCCCACTGCGGGACGGCGCCGATGCCGGAGTAGCTGGCGAGCTTGACCGCAGCGACGTCGTCGGTGCGGACCTCGAAGAACTGGCGCCACGCCTCGGATGGCTGGGTAAGCCCTTCCATAAACGGAAGGACAACGGTATCACGAACTTCGGTAAGACTCATGGTGTCCTCCTATCAGGCCGAAACGAGGCCGGGGTGAACGACGGCATGGAGCGCGTCGAGGCGTGCGATGTCAGAGGCCGAAGCGGCCGACCACGTCGCGGTGACGGCGACGACGAGGTCACCGAACGAAGAAGCCTGTGCATCGACAGCGCCGGCGATGGCAAGGGTCTTCGAGACCGCCGTCGCGCCGTGCTTGTAGCTGATGCCGCAGCCCGAAACTTTGAAGGTCGAGCCGGCGCCGATGGCGTCGACGCAGAGCTTGAAGTCGAGGCCGATGACGTCGCCGTCGGCCACGTCAATCGCGGTCTGGTCGCAGATGAGAATGCCGGTCTTCGGGTCGGCAGACGGCCCGATGTAGACCTTGCAGGTCAGGGTGTCAGTGGAATTGGTGCTCGTAGCCTTCACCGCGGCGAAGCCGCTGATGAGGTCGCCGACGCGAAGCGATTGAGCCGGGAAAGAGAGCGTCTTGACGAACGCGGTCTCGGTGGTCGAGTTCGTGACCGTGTCGGTCGCGCTCGCCATGATATGCTTGTGTTGGGTACCAAGTGACATAGTCGGTCACCTCCTTGCGCAGTAAGGTGCCATCGCGCGGCGCTCATGGCTGAAAAATCGTAAAACACGCCGCGCGATGGCTTTCTATGCGGTCCTGACGATGTCCTTATTTCTTCGGCGCGGAGGTGCTCGCCAAGAATTCGCGCACGCTCGACGTGCCACGCTGGATGTCAACCGACTCGATGCCGATGGGAAGGCGCGCATCGCCCATGAGCGCCTGCAAGTCTGAGCCTTGCTTGCCGAGGCGGCGCTCGCTCTGCTTCTTGCGCAGCTCGCGCTCCCACTCTTCGCGCGCTTCCCAGGCCGGGCGGGCGATGCACATATACACGCCGTGGTCACCTTCGCCCATGAAGAGCGAGTTGCGAGTGCCGCGCGGCGCATCAAGCCAGCCCTGCTCGATGAGCTGGCGACGACGCATCTCGATGACATGCACGCGCGCAATATCGGTGCGCGAGCCCAGGCGGATGAAGACGAACCCGGACTCAAGGTGTCGATGAGTCGGAGGCAATATCCAGCGCCCGCCGGCCATGGACTTCAGGTCGCGTTGCTGCGCCAGATAATCGCGCATCATGCGCATCGCCACCTCGGGCGAATACTCGTCGAGAAACTGAGCAGGCTGCTCGATGCGGATTCCCTCGGCAGTGGTCGCGGTGCCGACGGACGGAGCGGTCGGGGTGGTCGTGTCAGTTGGCTTTGCCATTATTTCTTGCCTCCGTAGAGCTTATTGAGCAAGCGGTCGGCCGAGAACAGGCCACTCTTCGGGAGCTTGTCGATTGCCGGTGTGAGCCGCTCCAAGACCTGCGCTTGCGATGGCGCAGACGAACGGAAGAGGGTTGCGTTGGCCTGCCGCCATTGCTCAAGCTGGACGAGTCCCGCCGGGTCGCGGGCGTCGACCTTCGGCGCCAGCGCAAGTGCGTTGGCATCGTTCAACGTGTCAAGGAGGCCCATGCGTCGGAGTGCCGTCAGGCGCGCCTGGTCGGCGTCTCGCGCGTGCTGCTGAGCGATGCTGTCGACGATGGTTGCCTTGGCCCTCAGCTCTTCGAGCTCGCGACGCAGCTTCTCGGTCTCGCTCTCGGCTTGCTTTGCCGCGTCCTGCTGCGCCTTCGTTGCGGCCAGTGCGGCCTCGTAGCGTGCTTTCGCCTCTTCGGCGGCACGGATGGCGAGAACCTCGGGCGGCTCACCTGCCGCAGGTGGCGGCGTCGTCACCGGTGCCACCGTGACCGGTGCCGGTGTGGTCGTGGTTTCTGTGCTCATGCGCTCTCCTCATCGGCCACGAGATGCGGCCGAAACTCGACGTGATAGACGCTCGCCGCGCTTGCGCAGATTCTTTGCTGTGCGCAGGCCTGCCGCCACGCCGAGAATCTGCTGCGCGGCCTCGTCCTCGATGATGCGCATGGACTCCGTCAGCTCTGCCGTGCTCGGCGTCAAGAGCGGGTCGTCTTCACGAAATGAATTGGCAAATGCGATGTCGCGGTTGCGCACGCTGGTTGCCTTGCCGTCAGCGTTGATGGTGCGGCGCGAGCCTTGAAAATAGAGCCGCACATGCGACTCGCTCTTGACGTTGATGGCCAGCGATTCGAGCAGCTGGCCAGTCTCGAAGAACGTGCGCCGTTTGCCAAGCAATTTGGCATATTCGCGATAGGACCTGTACGCGGCCCAGCCTGCGAATTGACCGGTGCTCGGCTGAACGATGAAGCCAGCGGGCTGCGGCCTGCCAGGCGGAATCCAGAAGAGCGACTTGCCCTCCTTGTCGACCGAGTGAGCGCCCAGCGCAGAGAAGGCCTGGCCGTCGTTGTCGACGCCCTGGCGGACACGCGCCTTGATGTCGTTCTTCAGTTGCTTGGCCACCTCGACAAGCGGCATCACGAGCTCGGTCTCGATCTCAGAGAGCTTGTCGAAGCCCTTGGTCTCGACGTAGACGCCAGCCTTGCGTCCGCGTGCCATCAGGACATCATCTCGTCGGGCAGCTCACCCGCGGCCTCTTCGAGAGCCTCCTCTTCGGCCTCCATCGCCAGGCTCTCGCCCTCGACAGCGGCCTCCTCGGCCATGGTCAGACCAGAGTCCTCGGGCGGCTCCTGAGCCATCGCCGCGGCGTCAAGCTCGCGGTCCTGCTCCATGCGCCGATAGGCCTCCTCAAGGCTCACGCCGTCGCGCTGAGCGCGTGCCCGCACGCGGCCAGTCTGGCCGAGGTCGACTAGCATCTGCAGCGCCTGCGCATCGTGCAGAGGGTCGGCCGGCACGATAGGCTGCCGGTAGTCGACCTGGACGATGGCCTCGGGCCAGAGGTCAGCGCCGCGCTGGTGATTGATGACGGCGCGCATCACGTCGTAGAGGCGTTGTTCGGCGGCTTGCAATATGCCGAGGAATTCCTGGCGGTAATTCTCTCGGTCAATCAGCTCGACTTGCTTTGCAAGTGCCGTGATTCCCGCCGACTTGAGAAACGTCGCCGGATTCATCCCGTTCATTCCGACCACGGTTTGAACGTACTCTCTGACTTGAGTGACGTAGCCGTCGAGCGCAGGGTTCGCGCTGGCGAACCCGAATTCGGCCGTGTCGCCAGTGAGGCCGATGACGGTCTCCGGTCCGAGTTGCATGTCGCGCGTCTCGCCCGACGAGTAGCCGCGGACGTACGGCTGGCCGTAGCCCTGCAGACGCGCGATGTTGCCCACGTCGGTCAGGTCGTGATTCATCGCTCGCTGTGCGTCGAGGATGTCGTGAGGCACAGGCGCCCACCATTCGCCAGGCCCTGGCGGCGTGCCGCGCAGCATGACCACCGGCAAGGTGTCATAGGGCATCGAGCCGTCCTCGGCGTAGATACCCTGGCCGTTGAGCTCGCCCGTGGCCTCCCAGACTGCGGTTTCGTGAGTCACCACGCCGACGGCGTAGACCGAGGTCGAAGGAGCGGTGCGCACCGGCATCGCGATGCGCCAGCGCCACATGCGCACGTCGTCCTCGTGCATGGCGAACGGGTAGCGCAGCTCGACCTCCTGCTCATGCGGCGCGATGAGTGTGAGCCTTACGCCTCCGGTCTCTGCCGATGGCCACGCCCAGATTGTCGCGTTGTTCAGCGCGACCAGCTGGCGATGAGCCGAGCGCATGACCTCGTCGACGTGCGAGCGGGCATACTCGGCTTCGATGAGCGCCACCAGGTCATCGGGCAAAGGGTTGCCGCTCAAGTCGACGAAACGGCGCGACGGGCTCTGCATGTACGCCGTCGCCAGCTCGCGCGAGATGGCCCACACGAAAGGCACAGTGCGGAGCACATGCTGCGACCAGTTGACGGGATACAATCGCTTCCGCTCGGCCGTCGCGTCGCGCATGTCGCGGCGCAGGTAGTTGTACAGTTCCCGCGATTGCTCGCGCCAGACCGAGCCGCCGGTCTGTTGCTCCTGCACTGGATAGGCGCCCGGTGTGATGACGTACATGGTCAGCGCATGCCAGATTGTGGGAAGGTGTCAAGCATCAGACCTCATCGGCCAATATCGCCAGCCTGGCGCGCATTGCGTCGCGCGCGGCCTCGAGGGCGGACTGCCAGTCGCGTCCACTGCCGACTGCGGCGCAGGCCATGATGGCGCGCTCTCCGAGGAGGGTGATCGTGCAGCCCCACATCTCGGGCGTGGCGTGCGGATAATGCCAAACCGTGTAGGTATAATCCTCGGTGCGAAGCACGCCGCATTTGTTGTCATTGTGCCAGCGCCATTCGGCATTCCTTGCCACATCTCGCACATCAGCCTCCCGTGTACCGCGCCACCATGCGCCCCAGCTTGTAGGCCTCGCCATACCGCTTGACTTGCTGCATCCGCAACGCATCGATGCCGTGGTCGTGCACGTTGTCCTTGAGCGGCATGGGCATCAGTGTGCCATCAATGCGCTGTGGGTATCGGTAATTCTGCAGGCAGTGAACAATGCCTCGACGTGGCGGTCGGTCGAACATGTAATCGGCCACCATGAGCTGCACATCTCCCATCATCGGGTCGAGGCGATTGCGCACTAGCTCGATACCCTCGGTCACGCTCTGCTCCTGGCGCGTGTTCATGCGCTCAGTGCGTGACATCGGGAACGTCTCGAAGGCCCACTGAATTTCGCGCTTGACGGCGCGGTCGCAGACTATCATCTCGGGCGGGCGGCCCAGGCGTTGACATCGTGCGACAATCTCCGCGTGCAAGCGGTCGAGGGTCCAACCGTCTTCGCACAGCTCGTCGAAGATGACGCTCCGCCCCGATGGCGAGTTGGCAATCCACAGGACGTGTGGCCACTGGTCGCCGGCATCGTAGGCCAGGTCGTAGGTGGCTCCGACCCAGTCGGTGCGCTTGCAGTGCAGAGAGTGGCGAGCGCGTGAGAACTCGTCGAAGACAGCGGTCGCCGGGCGGAGAATTTCGGCCATGACCTCCTGCTGCCAGGCGCGCTTCGAGAGCGTGCGGCGCAGGCCCTCGACGTAGTCTGGCGGCAAGTGTGGGTTATCGAGCGTCGTGGCGCGGATGAAGGCATATCGCGAACGCAGACGACGCATTTCCTCTGCCGATGAATGCTCGGAGAGTGCGCGGTGAAACAGGCCGACCACGCCGCGCAGGCCTCGAGGTGTCGAGGTGCCAAGCATCTGGCGGAAGTTCGCCGTCTGGCGGCATCGGCCAGACAGTGCTTCCCAGATTCGCTCGGGGTTGGCGACGGTCTCCGACTCATCGAAGTGAATCCAGGAAAACTCGAAGCCGAGGAGGTTGTCGACTTTCTGCACGCTGCGGAAATAGACCTCGCCACCGCAGACTAGCTCGGCCCGCATCTGCGACCATCTGAACCGCTTCAGCAGCGGATATCCCGCCTTGTCGAGCAGCTCGCACCAGTGCAGGAACCGAGGCAGCAGAACGTGCAACGCTTGGTCGTAGGTCGGCGCCACGATGAGGCCCCAGCCGCCGGGATTCATGATTGCGCAGAGGATATCCTCGACGATTCCCGCGTGGCTCTTGCCCGTGCCAATTCCCGCACAGAAGAACTTGTCAATTCGCTCGGGGTGATGTGCGAGATGGAACTGAAGCTGAGGCATCAACGGAGAATATCCAGTCGCCTTGCAGAAGACCTCAAGCGCCGTCCGCCTGTCTTGGACTTTGCCAAGTTGTTGCCGAAGCTGCGGCCAGCTTGTCTTTGACATTTCAGCTCAAGATGTCGTCAGGCTCAAACTGGGTATTGCGAATCCTGTCTCGAAGAACATCAGGGATGTCGACCATGGTATTCCCAGCGGACAACGGCGGAGCCATGTGCTCCATAATCATGCGCGCATGCTTTCGGCACTGCAGTTTGACGCTTGCCAGGCTATGAACAAGCGTGCTTGAGGACCATGGCCGCCTGAGAAAGAACCGGATTGCTTTGTCGAGCCGCGCGTGCTCGTAAAGTTCCAGCCGCAAGAGGTCGCCGAAGGTAAAACCCTCGTCCATGATGGCGTCAACCATTTCGACCATCTCGGCATCAAGGCTGCCTTTCATCTTGGCCCATGCCTCGTCGGCCGTCATCTTCTGCGCACGCTGAATCGCAATGCTGTCATTGGTCCTCGTGCGTTTCTTGCCACTGGCTTGCGTTCGTTTCACCATATCTCGCGCACCTCCTCATCGGTCAATTCCTCCGGACGTTCCTTGCCGTATTTTGCCGGATTTGTTCTGGCAAGCAACCAGGCGGCCGCACGATGGTCTGTCTTGGCATGCTCCTGCATTTGATGCACAAGAATGAGCTCGGCTTCAGCCTGTGCACGGTTGACATCAGTGCGCAAAGATTCGTCGCTTTTGCGAGCCTTTGCGAATGCACGCATCGTCAAACCGACTGACATGCAAGCCGCGCGCGGAGACATGCCGCGACGCAAAGCGCCAAGAAGCTTGGCCCGTTGCTCGTCAGTCATTGTGGAGCCTTGCGGTCGATTCAACGCCATCTCCGCGCTGGTCGCGCGGCGCATCTACAATGCTTGCAAGGCGATTCCCACGATACATCCGCCCACCCACTTCGTCAATCTTTGAATAGGGAATTGTTGGCACGGTGAGCCTTTCCAATATCCCCGTTTTCAATGGCAATATATATCTGAACATATATCCATTCAAACAAGTCCATCCGGCTTCAATAAATGGTCTCATGGTTGACGCCCGGTGCATTTCTAACCCGTATGCGTCAACACTACGCAACGCCTCTTCTCTTGACTTTGAGCCTGCTTCAGTGACCGACATTCTTGTCCAGATGCGTCCCGATGTGTCTTTCCATATTTGGTCGCTCTTTTTTATGCCGGTCAATTTCCACCCGGCGGCGCGATATATGGCGCCATCTCCACATTGCACGCCATCAGCAAAGGATAAAAGCCATTCAAGCTGCGGATATCGCGCTTTCAAGAGTCGAACGCTAATTGCAAGGCTTCTTGACTCGCTGTTCTTTGGCAATGCCGGCCCGAGCGCCATGCGATTTAGCTCCATCATGCCATCCCATTGCGTTCCTTTTACCAATCCCAACACCTTTCGCTTATCCATTGGGCTTCCGTAACTCAAGACGCCGCCAATGCGTCCATTGAACTTTACTGCAAAGTGAACCAGGCTATTTGCAACACACTTTCCAGAATAGTGCCAATTTTCAATGCAAGCCCGCGCAGTCTTTGCGTCTACGACGACAAGCTCTAATTCACGCGCAGAAGGCATGGCAAATCTCCGCGAGCGCCTCATTTTTGTCTTCAGAGCTTGCCTTATTCAATGCTCTATCGACTATTTCTCTTTGGTCTTCTGTAAGCGCAAAGACCAGTTTCTTGGCCGATGGTTCGCTTGTAAGGTCTCTCATTTCTCCATCGCCGGATTCAATCACACCGAGCAACGAATCGACGTCATCTTGATTGAATCCAATAATATCAAGCTTGAATCCATCATCAATTAGCGACTGGATTTCAACGGATAGCAAATCATCGTCCCATGCTGCGTTCAGGGCGAGTTTGTTATCGGCAAGCACCAGTGCGCGTCTTTGCGTTTCTGAGAGATGGCTCATCACGACGCACGGGATCTCATCCATCCCTAGCTTGCGTGCAGCCATTACGCGACCGTGACCGGCGATGATGATGCCATCGTTGCCGACGATGACTGGGTTACTCCAACCGAACTCAAGAATGGAGGCAGCGATTTGAGCAACCTGCGCATCGCTATGCGTCCTGGCATTGCGCGCATACGGCAACAACGCATCAATCCTTCGCATTTCTATGGTTTTTGGAAGCTTTATGCTTGTCATTTCAAGTGTTTTCCAAAATCTAGGATGGATTTATGGCGCCTTCC